TTACTAAACTCTCCGTAGTTTTGAGTAATAGCCAATAAGGCTAAAAGCAGGGCGTCATGCGCGTGATCTGCTGCCGATCCAGCTGCTTCAAAAACAGGTCTTCCATTTTGAGTTGTTCTAACTACAACATAAGATATTAACTGCATATAAAGTTCATCATCAGAAGACGGAACCATAAGTTGTTCTTTTTCTAAAGTTTGCCTAAGATTATCAACCATAAAAGGTTTAATGTCTTTTTTAATCATTAACTTAGTGTATGGATCTCTAATATCTACTGTTTCAGCAAAGCTTACGCCTTTTACCTTTTCTTTTAAACCACTTCTTGGATTTTCAACTCCATGTTTTTTAAGTAATTCAACTTGAACTTCTCCAAATCCTCTGTCAACATAAATATGCTTTGGTTGAAGAATTTCGTTTAATTCTATAATTCTACTAACAGCTTTTGTTAATGTATATTCTGATTTTTCTATTTCTTCTCTGTAGCATAGCTTGAATTTATTCCTAAACTCTTGCTCTTCGTAGTTTCCTGAGCATACTTCTAATACAACTATATTTGTACCTGCTCCATATTTATCCCAGTCAACACCTATAACATGAAAACTTCTTGCTGATGTAACAGCTGGTACGTAATTCCAAGAAGGCTCCACAAAGGCTAGGTCAACATATCTTCTAGGATATACTCCTTCCGAATCTTCTCCCCAGTCTGCTTCGATTTCATGTCTATAACCCATTTCTGAATATTGTTCTCTAAATTCATCTTCTTGATCCTTACTGAAGAAAGGGTTTGCGTATGAAGGAAACCAAAATTCTTTAAACCTTGGATTTCTACACCATTCCCAAAATTTTTCTCTTCTTCCAGTTGGAGTAGAAGCCCCAATTAAAACTTTATCAGGCTGATCCTCTGCTGTCTTCTGGAGCATTGCATAAAGTGCATCGAGGTCATCATTGTGCATGTAATCCATTTCGTCCAAAACAATAACATGAGCTTCTTGACCACGAGCTACGTCAGATTTACCACCAGATCTCATTCCGGATGTAAAGAATCTTATTGTAGATCCATTTGAGAATTGAATCATAAATTGAGGAGATGTTACTTTTCTGGTAATAGAATTAAGTACTACATCGTTCTTGCTAGCTAGTCTAACCATTTCTTGATATATTAATTCTACGTGAGATTTCATTGGAGCAATAACTAAACATCGTCCATCTTTATGTGTATAGCTATAGTGAAGCAAATATATTGCCATTGTGAATGTTTTTCCTAAACGACGTCCAGCTCTTAATACTTTTCTTAAAGCTGGATCTCTTAACATAAGAGTTTGATAAACTCTTGTTTCTGCTTTTAGGAAATGCTTAGCCCATAAACATGAATCTTTAGCTACATGTAATTGTCTTTGCTGTTCTGCTGAAAGACCGGCATTCAATAGATTATTATCTACTTCAAATGGTTCGTCGACAAGAAGAGCCAATTCCCTATTCGTTAGAGGCCTTGAGTCAACTTGTGTTCCATCTGCCCAATTCAAATGTTGAAGTTTATTTTCAAAAACCCATTCAATACGATTTATCTGTTTAATAGTTTCTGGATCTTGGGCTTTAATAATTTCTAAAAGATCTTCTCTTGAAAGTTCTTCTAGTTTTTTTCTAAAGTTAGTAGTTTTTTCTTTTAAAGATAAAGACATTTTATCCAAACCTCGCTGCCATCATTGACCCTTCAGAACCAAGAGAACTTCTTGCATTCAACCTTGAATTTTGAATAGCCATAACTCCTCTTGCTCTAGAAGTTGCTGCGACTTCATTGTCAACAAAACCCATTCCAAATCCAGGTTTATTTATTGAACCTTGTGCTGATTTTATTGCATCCCTTGCAAGTCTAGCTCCTCCTCCAATTATACCAGTTGCAGCCATTTTTGATAAATCGTAAACCATAGCAGCTGTCATTATTGGATTAGCGACATTTAAAGCTGCTCCACCATATGCTGCAGCAGCTAGTTTCATTCCTTGTTTTCCGCCAGCTCCAGTTAATAGTTTTGCAGTTCCTCTAAAACCATAAGTTTTAAGAATGCCTCTTTCTAGCATTTCGTTTGCTGCAACTTTTCCAGCTTCTTTTCCAAATAGATTTTCTGTTAGCTCTCTAGTAAGTATCCTTTTTCCACCAGTTCCTTGAACCATAGCTGTATTAGTGGCATAACCTTGGGCATTAATTGAAAGTAAATCTGATCCAACTGCTACTGTTGGAGCTTTTGGTCCAGCTACTCTAGCAGCATTTCTTGCGTTAGCATTAAATGCTTTTGTAGTTAATGTCTTCCCAGCATTTCCGTCCAGATGTGGCTAAACCTTTTTGCGCTGCTATTACGTCATCTATTGATGCAAATACTGAACCATTATTTGCCATTAAATTTTGTCTAGCGGTGTTAACAGAAAACTCTGCTCTTCTAACACCAACTCCTTTTGCCTCTAAATTAGACATCATTTTTATTGCATCATCTACAGCATTTTGTGCTCCAGTATACGCTTGACCAGTTAGACCACCAGCTCTAGCATAGCCTTGAGCTCCTCTCATATAGCCCATTAATCTTTGTGTTGCCTGTCCACTAACTGATGAAGCCAATACGTTTCCACTATATCCAGTTCTTTGTGCAGATAGGCTTGCTCCTATTTCTGAGCTTATGAATCTTGATTCTCCACTTGGTAGAACAGCGCTATACCCTCCACCTTGGCCTCTTATTATTTTAAGCCTAGTATCTCCTGGCATGTTAGCTGCTCTAGTTCCACCTCTTTCAAAATAATATTGTTCTGGCTTTCTATACATTCTTTGAAAGCCTTTTTTACCCCTAACATTAGAAACACCAGGACCTCCACCATAGGTTGCATATTGTCCTGTAGCTCTACCTCCACCTGCTTGAAATAGTGGAGTAGTTCTACGGCCTACTTGTGCCTTTCTTAAATCTTCTAATGTTGTCTCTGCTACACCAAATGGATTAACCCCTGGTCTAGTTATACTTGAAAGGTCCGTTATTGATTGTTGCGCTCTAGTTAATCTACTAGTTAATCTATCAGTTGGTTTTCCTGCAGCTGTTTTTCTTGCTATTCTTTGTTCTAATCTATCCATTTGAGAAGCTGCTCTAGTAGAAGCTAAAAAGCCTCCACTGAACATAGTTTGACCTTCTGCTAAGTCAATTCCTAATTTTTGACCAGCCCTTGAACCAAATAACCCATTTGATAAACTTGCTAATCCACTCATTGGAGAATATACAGTTTCTAGTCCGGCAACTGCTCCAACTGAATGAAGCCTAGTCATTGCTCTAGGATCTAAGTGATTTTTTAAGAAACCCCTCATTCTTGGTGCGCCAGTTTTTATAGTGGTATCACCACCGCAACCTTGCTGCTAATTGTTCAGTCTTTTTTCTTCTATAACCAAGAGGGCCTACATATGACCCTCTTCCAAATCTACCGCCAGCTTCAACTTGAGTAAATGTTCTTGCAGAACCAGTTCCTCTAAATCTTTGCAATGAGTCATTTCTAGTAAAAAATGCTCCAGCTGTCCTTTGAGTGTCTAGGAATCCACCCTTCATTATTGTATTGGCGCCTCTTCTAGCATTAAACATTGCCAGCGAAGTAAGGCCTGGGGCTGAACCCAAGACGTCAAATGCTAGAGGAGATTCTACGCCAGCCATCCTTGCTCCAGTTGAAGCTAACTGACCTCCACCACTAGAACCATAGGATCCATAATAAGGAAGTTCTTGTCCTGTCATTGGATCAATAGGCATTAGTATCCCCTTCTAGAATTATGTGCGCCTAGTACAATGTCACCAGAAGCATTTAGTCTATCGGCTGTAGCTGAACTAGTATTTAGAAATGGATTACCAGCAAAAGTTTGCATTCCTGCTGCTGCTGATTTAGCTCCAGCTAATGCTAATCCTATCCCACCAACTGCAGCTATTGCTCCACCATATGATGCTTTAGGAAATAAGTTTGGACCACCCATAGATCCTGGTCCAAATCCAAGATTCATTCTTTTAAGGCCTATATTAGCAGCCATTCCAGTAGCACCGACTCCTAACCCTAAAGCTCCTAATCCAATTCCACCAGCAGCTGCTGTTAATCCTCCAGCTACTTGCGATGCGCCTCCGTATAGTCTAGCCTTTTGTAGGGTTCCTATTGGACCACCAATATCCATACCAACTGCCATCGCTGGTGTAATATCAGTACCCACAAAAGCTCTATCCGCTTCTGGATCATTAAAGGCGACATCAAATGCTGAATCCATAACTTGCTTAGATCCAGATAATGCTCCAGCTATAGCAGCGCCTCCTACTAGCATTCCCATTCCAAGTCCTTTAGAAACTCTAGATGGATCTTGAGCTACGCCACTTCCGACGCCTCTAGCCCCTCTAATTAATCTACCTACTCCTATTGGCATTTAGGTCCCCTTAACCTGCAAAAAGATAATCATATTTATTTGAACCCATATTAGTGTGTCCTATTTTAGCTCTATCTAAATTACCTACAACTCCAGCTGTTGCTAATGGGTCTTGTATTCTAGAGTAAACTTGCTGACTAGATCCACTTAAGATATCCAACCTTGGAGCTCTTGCTGGCATTGTATCTTGCCTGTCCATAGTTTCATCATATGGACCTGCTTCAGAAATTTTACGATAACTATAGTAACCAAGACCAGCTGCAAGTACCGCTCCAGCTCCTATTGCTGTTGGTTTTTTAAACCTTTGATATGCTGCTCTTATTTGTCTTTGTCTTGATGATATTACTTTGCCTAAACCTAAACTTCTTTCTTCTTCAAGAATTTCATTTCTTAAATTTTCATTTGCAAATTCAGATATTACTTTCATTGCTTTCATGGATTTTTTATCTCTCTCTACTGCAGAAATAGCCTGTTGAGCTACGCTATTTCCAGTAGAGACGGCCATTCTTTCAGTACTCTCTGCATGTCCCAATAG